CGATTACGGTATTTGAAGTATCGTTGGTGTTGGATATTCCTTGCATTACGAGGTAATAAGCACCGTGTTTGAAGGTAAGTGCGACTGCCGACAAGTCACCCTCTCCAGGGTCTCGGATCTGCATCCACTTGTTAATGGGGAAGAAGAACTTGAACGGAGTAGGCATTGCAATAATTCCCTCCTCAGCCTGGTTTTCGACTCCAGGGTTTACGAGAATGGTACGAGTACTGAGTACGCGGACGTTGGTTGTATCGAATGGAAGTACATAACCGTTACCGACGAAAGCGAGTGTAGCGTTAGTCGACTCGAAGAAGCGAGGGTTCACGTTAGGCGGTGTAGCGACTGGGGCAAGTACCGATGTGGTGGCGCTGGTAAATTCAGTCCAGCCTTGGAACAGATTCTGAGGATTCTGCTCACGAGACCATACGAGACTAATGCGAATAATCGCCCCTTGGCGAGTAGTCACTTCTCCTGAAGTACCGACCTGACCACGAATACTGTAACCTTTCAGCCAAAACTTATTACCGACGAACTGATCGTCCTCAACTCCTTGAGTAAGACCGTATGCTGGACAAACTACGTTGATAACACGGCTAGTGCCGTCTCCTTCTCTGATAGAGTACGCGTTGGCCTCTGCGTCGTCATACTTCTTTGGTTCAGAGGTCTTAAGGATAACGCGGCGAACAGCGCGCTTAAAGGTACCACGACGTTTACGAAATGTTGAACGACGACGGAAGCGACGAGGACGGCGGCGAAAGCGGCGGCGAAAGCGGCGACGAAATGCCATTGGCTTAACGATAGATGAAAGACGTTGTTTCTTGTTGTCAAATGAGAGATCGACACCTTCGTCGACGAATTTCCTTTTTTGACCTGCGTATTTAATATCTTGATTCAAGGCGTACGCTGATAGGGCGGTGCCTGCAACAACGAATGCACCGGCTTGCGCGAGATATCCTGCCATCGAAATGTTTTCCGATTGCGCAGCACTCTTATATAAGTGTGCCGGGTGTGCCTGTGCCTGGTGGGTAATATTATGCCACCAGCCAATTTCTGCTTCGATGGAGTTCACGTTTTCCTCACATACCCGCAATGCCCTCTTGAGCGAGAGCAACTACGAGATTTTTTCATCGACCTCGCACCCGACTGCGCATACATCATTGGCCGTGAGTTGCACGATGATGGGAACCCTCACCTACATGCTTACGTTCATTTCGGGGCGCGGAGGCGGTTCCGTGACGGACGGGTTTTTGACGTGGAGGGATACCATCCTAACATACAGAAGCCAAGATCCGCAGAACACTGCGTTGCCTACTGCCGCAAGGAGGACGCTAGCCCGTTGGTGTCGGGAAATCTACGGGTCGTGTCCACACTCAAGTCTGGTTGGGGTGATCTGCTCGACGTGTCAGAGACGAGGGAACAGTTTCTTATGGGAGCACGAGAACGCTTTCCACGAGATTACGTTCTCAGCCTTGAACGGCTTCTATTCTTTTGCGAGTGGAAATTCGGAAGAGCCGCTACCGAGTATTCCGGAAGAGGACGAGACGATTTTCGGGAACCAGCTTGTCTGACCGACTGGGTTAGGACTAATCTCCTAGAGGTACGCGTGTATCCTCTCATGCCTATTTTATCCCGTCTTGTCTGGGGGGGGCCCCAGTCCCCTCCCCAGCCGCTGGCTGCTCACTGAATAGTCTAGCTTTGTAGGAGGTGGAGCGACCGCGCTCGCTGCTTCTTGTGGGAGAATCTCGGCTCGGGAAAACTGAGTGGGCAAGATCTCTTGGCCCGCACATGTACTTCTGCGGGCAGTTCAACTTGGACGACTGGGATGAAACCACACGATACGTGGTTCTCGACGACTTCAACATCAAATTCTTTCCAGCATGGAAGTGCTTCTTTGGGGCTCAAAAGCGATTCGTTCTTACCGACAAGTATCGAAAGAAGCGAACAGTTAACTGGGGAAGACCTACTATCTTTCTTTGCAATCCCGACGGTGACCCTCGAAGAGTTCTGTCAGGATTTGAACTGGAATGGCTAAGAGCTAACACTGATATGGTGGATCTGGCCACCCCTCTTTTTTGATTTTATTAAACTAAGGATCACGGTAATGAACAGTCAGTTTGTAATCCATCTCTGCGATTACGGTATTTGAAGTATCGTTGGTGTTGGATATTCCTTGCATTACGAGGTAATAAGCACCGTGTTTGAAGGTAAGTGCGACTGCCGACAAGTCACCCTCTCCAGGGTCTCGGATCTG